CGGGAAGCCAGCCGTCCGCCTTGGTTCTTACCCGGTAGTATACATCTACCGTTTTTGCCGGCTCGGGCGCGGGAGCTGGAGTGGGGGAGGGCGCGGGCTTGTCCCCGTTTAAATGAGCCTCCACCATCTTCAGAAACCTGTCCCAGCCCAGGTCAAGGGTTCTGTGGGGACAGTATTTTCCATTGTAATCCTGGTGCTTGGTTACCCTGTCCATTCCCCAGCCATAGCGTTTTAAGATAGAAGCGATAAACTCAGCGGCGTTTTGCTCCGCTTTGGTGAACTTCTCACCGCCTGACAGGGAATAGCAGATCTCCACGGCGATCCCCTCCCGGTTGCCTTTGCCGTTTCCGTCTCCGGCGTTCCAGGTGTTCCGGTTTTCCGGCACGCCCTGAACTACCTCCTGATCGTCCACGGCGTAATGAAAAGAAACCTCATTGTCGTTACGGATCATATAGGCGATTTCATTCGCCGCCGGTGCGTCGTTGGCGGTGTTGTGGACCACTACCCTGGTAGGAGTCATGGCATAAGGGCATTTAACGGAGTAACGGGAAGGGTCTGCTAAATTTTGAATGATTTTCATTTTGCTTCCTCCTTGTTTTCTAAAGCGGATAAACGCCGCTCTAAATTCTCAATTTGCTTTTGCTGCTTCTGCACCATGCAGATTAAAGGGGCAATAAATTCGCTGTAACGCAAAGCGTATACATATTCGCCCTCTACGGTTCGGGTTTTCAACTCTTTCCGTGTTACAGTTTTTTCCTCTCCGGTTTCCTCGTCTGTGACAGTCTCGGAAACATCTTCGTAATAATCCTCCGTTTTGGGGGATTTGATGAATCCGGCAAAGTCCATGTCGGTCATTCCGATCTGCGGAAGGAGTTCTTCAATGTCCTGAGAAATAATCCCCCAGTGGGTTCTTCCGCTGGTGCCGTCGTTATATTTGAACGTGCTGGGTTTTAGTCCCATAATGAGTTTTTCAGCCTGTTCCGGGTCAATATCGGCAATCGTATTTTTTTCGTTCCGGTCGGAAGTGTTTATGGAACCTGTTTTAGCAAATACCGTGGCGAATCTATGATTTGAGGCCCCTAAATTGATATTGCCGTCTCCAGCGTCTCTAAACGCCCCACTTCCCAGAACAACCCCTACGCTGGAATTATTCGCCCATGATAATTGCAATACTGAACCGTTTCCATAAATCTGCGGAAGAGCGCTGCCGCTGTAGCCGTGCTGCGCGCTGATCGTTGCGTTGATGTTGTCGGTCAAAACCTTGTGCCAGGGATTCCAGCTCTGCTCATCTCCGTTCCTGGTTCGATAGGCCAGCCAATTGCTCCCGTTATACTGGCCTAAAAGCTGCAAGCGGTATTTGTTATCAAGCATTCCGGAAACTGTAAGATATGTACCGTCGAGGCCCGCTCCATTACTTGAATCGTTGTAACAAAAGCCAAATCCATTTATGATATCGTTCAGAGTAGGGGTGCCCTCGGATTCTTTCAGCTTATTGTATTCCTGCCGCAGATAATTCATTAAAGCGATATTATCTGTTGTGGCTAAAACCCTTTGATTGGCTGGATAAGGAGGCGTGTTATATTTAAAGCCCGGGGTAAAATACAGGGTACCGTTTGAAGCCCAAATAACATCATAGGCATCTGGATCATCTTCTCTTTGAAAGCCCCACCCCTCGCTTGCGCTTCCCGCTGGGTCGGCAGTCAAGATACGATTTACATTAACGATATTAGAATTTTGGCAGTCTAATGCGTATTTTTCGTCCGCTGGTCCGCTGCCGCCGTACTGATTGGCCTTCAGCTTTAATGCTCCCTGCATTTCTCCGCCGGTAATTGGTAAGGCTCCCACATCAGAGGCAGACGGCATTTGAGCCAGCTTGCCGGAGCTGTTTAGGGTTGCAAGGCCGTTAGGCTGCCCTTTGCTTGCTTCCAACGCGTCCAGATCGGCTTGGAGAGAAGCCACGTCAATGTCCTTTAACTGGTTATAGATTTCTTCCGCGTTTTCCCCCTGGGTTTTAGCGTAGTCTCCTTGAGTTTTCGCATAGGCCGCCTGCGTTTGGGCCGCCTGTGCCTGTGAATTTGCGGATTCCGCTGCTGAAGTTGCGGCGTCGGCTGCGGTATTAGCAGACTGTGCCGCAGTATTTGCCGCCTGAGCCGCCGTGTTCGCTGACTGAGCCGCCTCATTGGCCTTATCCGCGGCTTCACTGGCGATCCCTGTGGCGTTGTTCGCTTCGTTGAGAGCTTCCGCCAGCCTGGAAAATTCGTCTGTGCTCTCGATCGCGCCGTCATAATTGCTCTTGATAATGCGCAGAGGGGGAAGGGTTACCTTTAAGGTATGGTTGTCTGTGTCAATGATTTGAAGCTCGCACAGCTTGGTAAGGCCGGATACCGCCATCATTTGAAGGGTGAGGGTTACGGTCGCCTGGTTTCCTTCCACCTCGCAGGAATTATAGATCATGGTGTTGTCCGGCTTCTGTATGTACACGGATACCGTTTTCCCGGTTAAATCAAGAGGCGAGCCGTTATCATCTATTAGATTAATAATAAGGTCTCTGCCGTCCGCTTCCTCCTGAATCACCCGGATTTCTCCAAGAGGAGGCTCCCAGGGATTTAGCGTTATTTGTTTGTAAATCATTTTATCCCTCCTTATGGATCATATCGCACGTCTGTTATTAATCCATTGCTTACATAGACCCTATAGCTTCCTGCCGGAAAATTTCCGCTGTAGCAATCCGCAGGGGTGATTGTAGCATTTAAAAACTTTAATGTGTCTCCTAACAACGAAACATTTTTACTGTTAATTTGAATACCGTCTTTTGTTAAATATATTCCACTACCTCCGTTTACAGATAGCCAGACAGTCCCTTCATTAACACCCCCCATTAAATCTACTACAAAAGAAGTATTAGTTTGAGCATTATATAAAGTTAACTGCGATATATTATCCGATCCAACAATATTGGCAATAGGGTTTCCATTTAATGTTATAACAAATCCGGAAACAGTACCCCCAGACGGTAGCGAGGCCTGTCCTATATAAGCTGAATATTGCCCGAAAGCGTTAGATTGCGCAATTAACTGCGTCGCCGAAATTTGTCCCGTATCCAAATTGAAATACGCACGCCCGTCACGGCTTTGTATAATTCCGGATTTAATTAAATTGGCTTGCAGTGTTCCTGTTGTGATGAAATCAGCAACAATCGCGCCGTCCTGAGTGATAGCGGTTGAATAATCCCCATCATATCCGTTAGAAGAATATCCTAGGCCACCTTGATTCCATCTCCATACTTTTACAGCCTTTTCGATTTCCGGCTTGTCCATAATTAAAATTTCATAGGGCTGTCCGTCTGCGTTGCGCTGGAATATTACATAACCGCCCTTGTTTCCGGTAATCCAATTCGTGGCGTTGATAACAGCTTGTTCTAAAAATGATACGCTGGGCTTTTCATTGATTTCCTGTTGCTGCTGGATAATGGTATCCGCGATATTTGTTTTAGCGTCCCCCAGTTCAATGCTGATGTATTTGTCTTTCAGCGCGTCATAAGTAGTTTTCACGCATTTAGCGGTTGCGGATACGCCTAGTTCGGAATATTCCACGTTCACGGTATCGCACAGATTCACGCGCTCCAATAAGGCGATATCCTTATATTCCTCCGTTTGCTCCAAGGGCTGAAATTCCACTGTAATGCTGACTGTAGGAACGCCCACATTATTTGAGGAAATATAGTCATTGGCTCTGTCCCGCAACTGTTCTTCCGTGGGCGCTTCCTCAAAATCGCCGGAAAAGTCGATTGCCGAAATTCTGGTGAAATCATAGGTGCCTGGGGCGTTTACAATTTTTTCAGGAAGCTCGGTAAGTTCTCCCTCACTGCTCAGCCAATAAGGATAGATCCCGGTTACAACATTAGAAATATTTTCGTCCTGCTGTAAGTCCATAAGATTTTTTCCGTACCGGATTGATACCCCGGAATTTTTACCACGATTGTTATAAAGGCGCACGGTCCATCTGTCAAATTTGTACTCGCCGCCGAACACGTCTAAAATAGAACCGTCTGAACCTCCTAACAATGTCCGCGTAGACGTAGGCGCGGTAACGGCAAAATCTCCGGTTGATGTTTTATCCGTCCAAAAGCTGAAAGGATTTGTTACGGCGGCGTTCGTTTTTAACCCGGAGAGCGCGCCGGTTACGCTGCCGGAGGAAAAGGGGGAAACCGGAACTCCGGAAAGGTCATAGCTGATGTGCTGCGCGTAAACAGTGATTTTTCCGGATAAAGGCTTTGTAATCCTATAAATCCGAAACGGCTGGGGATCCTCATAGGGATTTGGCTTTATAAAAATAATCCGGCGCTGTTTGATTTCCTGATAATGGATTCCCGTCAACGGATATTCCAGAGTGATCTCAAAGATTCCGTTTCTTTCCTCAACTACCTGACAGGAAATCGTATCAGACAGCACGCCTAAACCGTTTGTTTCAAATGTGCTTTCCGTACTTTCGTATAGAACAGGATTCATACAGTCCACCACCTTGGAGTAATTTCAACCGTCGTGATCCCGCCGCTCCAGCTGATCCCTGTTTTTCCGGGCTGTAATACCGGGAAAGACGCCAGGCTGATCGTGCTGTTTTTATTTGCCGTTCCCTTATAGGCATTTTGGGTATCGCTGTCCAGGGTCACGTATTCATCGATTTCTGAAATCTGAATAATATTGCCGCCAATAGTTAAGGCCCCCGCTCCATTGCCGTAAACGGTAATCAGAGGGAGGGCCGGGCAGTATTGATTAGTTAAGGAATAAGGCGCTGTAAGCGTCATCGGATAGCTTCCTGATACCAGCCACCTTTGCGGCATACAGTTGAATGAAACCGTAAATTCCGCAGAGTAGTTTAAAAACCGGGTGTCAAAATCCATTGGGCCGGTAAATCTGGCTTTTCTGAAAAACTCAGGGTGATAGGTATCTGTTAAAATACAGTATCCGGTTTTGCTTAAAAGCCAAAGCTTTGCCGCCGCCGCGTTATGCCGGAACTGTTTTCGGATAAACGCCGGATATTCGACGGTAATATTGCGGAACCGGTTGTTACTGATCGTCAGATCGCCATTCCTTCCCGGGATTTCAACCGTTGTGATATCCATTTCAGGAGCATTAAAGGTGCCGCTTCCGCTGATATAGATCCCGTAATCGCGGCTGTTTTTTCCATCGAAAATAAACCAATTAATCAACCCCAAACGGCCCCCTTTCGCATGGTGGCAGACTGCATTTCGTCCATGATAATGTCCGCCAGATCTCTTACGTCTTGTCCGGGAGCTCCATATACGACGATATTGACGCCGCCTAAATTTGTGTTGGTGGTTGTGGAAGCGGTGAGAGGCTGAACAACCGCCTTAGTTCCCATCATAGTAAGAAGCTCAGGCCCAGCCTCTCCGACTACGGCGGAGCCTTGGGACAATACGCCGCCGGATGCGAGATAGGGGATTTTGCCAATGGTTGGAATGTTAATCCCGAATTTTTTGCCGCCGAAAATGGGAACCCAGTCGGGAATATCAAAGGAAAGCTGGTTAAGCCCTCCAATCATCCAGTTTAGGCCGTCTATAATTCCATTGATCAGTCCGATAATGGCGTTGATAGGTTGCTTGGCGATATTAACAAGGCTATTAAATACATTGGAGAACGTATCTCTTACGCCGTTCCAAATACCAGACCACCAGCTTCCAATCTTATTAAAAATGTCCATTAAGCCGTTCCAGGCGTTTGGAATCGTTTCTGTAAAGAATCCGACGATTCCGTCCCAAATTCCGCTGAAGAAATCGCCGACGTTTTGCCAAACCTCCTGCCAGGCGTAATATCCCTGCCAGCAGAAATCCACCAGGCTGTTCCAAGCGTTGGGAATGGTTTCAGTGAAAAAGCTGACGATCCCGTCCCAGATTCCGCTGAAAAAGTCCCCGATACTCTGCCAGATACTTTGCCATGTGTAATATCCCTGCCAGAAAAAGTCAACGACGCTGTTCCATGCGTCCGGTATGGTAACGGTAAAGAAATTCACAATCGCGTCCCAAACAGCGGAAAACGCGCTGCTGATGGTATCCCACAGGTTAATCCAAAACTCCCGGAACTCCTCGCAGTTGTTCCATAAATAAATAAAAGCCGCTACTAGAGCGGCAACAGCCATAATGATTAGTGAGATTGGATTCGCAGATAAAAGTGCTAATGCTCCACTTATACCTTGAATCACCCCGATAACTGTACTGATCGCGGCCACAAGTCCCAGTACAATGCCGATAAAGTTTTGTACTTCCGGGCTTAAATTGTTAAACCATGAAAGAATATTTGCGATTCCTTGGGTGACCGCTGTAATAATAGGCATGACAGTTTCGCCTAGCTCGGAAAGTTGTTCTTGCAAATCTGCGTTAGCCTGGTTGTTTTCAAACAAAGCTTCATTATTTTCCTGCCAGGCTTGTCCGGCAGTCATCAATCCCTGATTGGCTAATTCCTGCAAGACGAGATTCGCCCGCTCCGATTCGCTGTTCGCCGCTTGCAGCTTTGCATTAAATTCGTCCTCGCTGGTGCCGGCCCAGTTTAAAACGTCCGCGAATGTGCCTGTGACATTTCCGGTTTTTACAGTTTCGTTGATCGCTTCGGATAAACTGTCGATTGGAATACTATCCCCATAAGTAGCCCAAGCGCCAATGGTGCCGTTGATGATTTGGTCTAGCTGGCTTTGAGATAGGCCTAACGCCTGCAAGTTGGCAGTAGTAGTGGCCGCTGTTTGGTCATCGCCTAAAACGCCGTAAAGAGTTTTATAGCTCGACGCGGTTTGTTCAGCAGTATATCCGGCTGCCTGGCTTGAAATTTCCAGGCTTCCCATGATTTTCATATATTCACGGGATTCGTCTGCAATATCTTTCATTCCAGATATAATTGCTTTTGAACCCTCGACAATCGCCCCGGCTTTTAAGTAATCCCCAAAATTAGATGCTTCTTTACCCGCATCTTTCAAAGAGGTTTCCGCTTTATCGGCAGCACTTGCGACCTCCTCAACGGGTTTCTCATCAATCCCACGAATAGCATTATCCGTTTTTTGTGCTTCAGATTTTAAATTTTTAAGATTGCTTTCGGTGGCGATCACTTCTCTTTTTAAAGCGTTGTATTGGCTTTCGCTGACTTTACCGCGCTTGAATTGATCCTGTACCTGCTTCTCTGCTTGTTTTAATGTATCAAGCTTTTTTTCGGTGCTGTCGATTGATTTATTTAAAAGATCATACTTTTGTCTGAGCAGTTCCGTGTTTCCAGGATCCATTTTCAGAAGACGGTTGACATCTTTTAGCTGTGTCTGGGTGTCTTTTATCTCTTTGTTTACACCGGACAACGCTTTCGAAAGCCCAGTGGTATCGCCGCCAATCTCTATCGTGATGCCTTTTATTCTATCAGCCAATTTTTCCACCTCCCGCAAAGAACTGTTTCATGGAACCAGGCGCGCCTTTGATTGGATATTTCTCGTTGTCATTGGCCTGTTCTGTGGTCAGATCATAAACCATGCCGACGGTCATATCGTCTAAATCCTCTTTTGATAATCCAAGCTCGGCGCACCTGAGCATAAAAATAGAACCGTTCATTTCACGGTCCCGGGGAACTATTTTTTTTTAGGCTTTGCGGTCTGCATTTCGTTCATAGCCCAAAGCTCAAGGACGCTTGGAAGGATCTCATAGATTGAAAATGTCTTAAACTCGTCAAGCCAGTCCTCAGGGTTATTCGGAATATTTGTGTCATACTGGTGAGCCATGATGTAAGCGACATTCTCGAAAATCTCCAGATCCAGGCTGGAAAGCTGAGCGTCCTCTTTTTCTTCATCGGTGGCGGTATCCGGCAGAGACAAAGCTTTGTTGTACGCTTTTTTCAGCTTGTTTAGATCCTGGATAATATCCCGGCCCATTCTGTGACGGTAAAGGCGTGGGGTCAAAGCCGTAGCCTTAAACCCCACGTCCCTTCCATCAATTTTGATTACTTTTTCCATCAGCCCGCGCCTCCCGTTGTATCCGCAAGCCATACCTCGCTGTACCATGCGGTCAAAACCCCAGCCGGTGTTTCGTCCGTGGTATAAGCCATAGTTCTTCCGTCAGACAGAGGAGAAGCTGTTACACTGACGGTCTGGGTCTGCGGTTCGGTGGTTTCTGTGGTAGTAGCCAGAGAACGGGAAGGTCTGGTGCAGATGCAGTTATACAGCACATATTTCGTGCCGTTAACGTCTCCTTCCTCTTCAAATAACAGCGCGAACGGTTTCGGTTGGATCTTCGCGTTTTCCGTTACCACCTTGTCCTTTTCAGAAGCCGTATATCCAAAGATATCCTCCAAAAACTGAGACTGGAACAAAGCCATTTCCAAATCCCCGGTATACCCGTTATTGGCAACGGTGACAAAATACTGCATATCGTCGGCGTAAAACGGGGAACTGTCTCCGTTTGCCTCTAAAGAAAAACTCACTGCTCCTGGAATGGCAACAGGAGTTTCGAATGTGGGGGTGGTTTCGTCAGTCAATAACGCGTAATGCACATTTTTAATACCAAATTTAACCTTGTCTTTTCCTGCCATTTTTTACACCTCAATTTCATAAATGATTTGATAACACTGTTCAGTGTCGATGTACTCTTCCGTTTTTTCCCAATAAAAAGAGGACAAGACTTTTTCGACCTTGCCCTCTGCTATCGGGTCCTTTAACTCTGTATATAACTCGATTTGCATGTGATTGATCGGATAGTAAACCGTATTATCCGCACCGAAGTTGTTGCTATAAGCCACCAAATAACAAATAAAGGGAAGAGGCGGCGCTTTTTCGTCTGGCCATTCACGATAAGCCACAGGTAATCCGGTGGTTTCCAGTAATTCATTTAACTCCTTTAGCGTCACCCTTTTACCACCACCTTCACCTTTTTCATAAGCTTTTGTTCCGCATGTTCTTCAGCGGGACGAATATGAGGCTTTCCGTTTACCCGACCGCCATTGACTTTTGCGTGTCCGTATTCCAATAAATGAGTTAACTGATAGTCGGTTCTATTGCGTATCACTACCCGGATATCGCTGGAACTTTCATAAGCGGTTTTTACCTGCCAGCCTTTTCGATACGATCCGGTATCCACCGGGCTGTTTTGCTGAATCTCGTTTTTACACTCTTTCGCAACGGTTTTTACTTCAGCCTTGATTCCATCTGTTACCTCTTGGCTATACTCGGTTAATTCTTTTGCGATTGTGGAAGCCAGATCGTCGATTTTTATATTTGCCATTACACTCCGACCTTTCTTTCCAGATAAAGCTCAATAGAATCGCTGTCCGGCGAAAAATATGTACGGTAAATCCCATAGCGTTTTCCGTTGATTTCAGCGATACTCTCTCCGTTGTAATTCACAATAGGAGTAACCGCCACAAACTGGGGCTGTAATCCATTTTGGCCCGCGTCCGCCCATTCAGCCCGGGTGATAGACTGTAGGCTTGCCCAGACCTCATTTTTGCTTTCTGAGGCGATTACCTGCCCAATGTCATCTTGGCTGTACGCCTGAGAAATCAGATAAATCAAGCTATCCATTTACCGCACCCTTTTCTGAAAACAAGCGGTTGTTCAGTGCCCAGCGTAACATTCTGGGCATCTGAACATTTTCCTCACGCCTGCGCCGGTACAAATAAGCGGCGTACATTTCAACTAACATTCCGTCGCTTTGCGAATCAGCCAAGGTTATCCCCTCGGTGGAGATGTAATCCTTGGCTGACGCAATAAGCGTTTGCAGGTAAGTGTCCAGAGCGCTGCTGGATACCATAAGATCAGTTTTTAAAATGGTTAAGATATCAGCGTCAGTCAAGGAAATCCCCCCTAAAATCAGCCTGCTGCCGCCTTAGTGACGTTCACGGTATAAACGCGCACGGCGTTGCCCTGGGTCACGGTGACCGTCAGGGGATAGGCTTTCCCGTCAGCAGTCCAGGTTACCGTGCCGCCGTTGCGGACATTCTTTCCGTTATAAGCGACAGTGACCTGAGCGCCCGGCTGGGTTGCGGTGGCCTCCACCTTTGCGCTGGTTCCGGAAGCCGTCACCGTGTAGGAATACACATTGGAATCAAAGCTCGGGCTTAAGGATTCAGAGCCGACAGCCAGCTCGGAAAGCTGCGCATCGTTTGCGGTATCGGCCGCAAAGGTCATAGCGGTAGTTACAGATTCATCATTGATATTGATAGCGACGAACGCGCCGGGAATCACGGGCATACCGTCAGCGCGCTGCTTGCCTTTAAAGACAGTGTTATCCTGGATAAACTGTACCTCACGGCTGGATTCAATGGTCATGCCGGAGCGCATAGCCAAGAGATAAAGATCACCGTAGCCGCCTACAATGTCGCCGTCAGGCATAAATTCCAGAATATCGATATCGCCGTTGATGATGGGAAGAGTGCCGAACACATTAGACACAATATCGCCGGTAGCGGTAAAAGTGATAACTTTAGATTTCAACTGAGCGTAAGTCTTGCTGTTCATGGCCCAGAACTGATTTCCACGGCTGTATCTGGTAAAGGTATTTCCAGCGGCAAGGGTTAATTCAGACCAGAACGCCGCGCCGGTGGAACTGGAACCGCCAATTTTCAGAATATTTGAGGTATGTAAGTCTACCCATTCCGGGGCGTTCGCGGGGTAATCAGAGGGTTTAGAGGCCTGTGCTAGTCTGGTCACAATACCAAGCGGCATTTTGCCTGCTGCGCCCTTGCCGTAAAGAATCGCCTTGTCCATTGCCAGGCCGATGCTTTCGGAGATCATTTCCACAATCCAACTGGCAAGGTTGATGTCGTTATCCTCCAGAAGGCTGTTGCACACCGGTACAAATCCAGCCACCTTATAGCCGTCTAAAGTCACCTGATTAAATACAAAGGACAGCTCGTTGATCGCGCCGCACATCTCAGTCCATACAGCTTCAGGAACAGTTCCAGCAATAGTCTGCCGGGCTTCACCGGTTACATTGCGGACCCTGACACGGTTAAGCAGCTTGGAATAGCGGTACATGTTTTCGGAGATCAAGTCCAGGAATACAACCGGGATCGTCAGCTCCGCGCCGGAAATGGCTCTCTGTTGTCCCTTCATGCTCCGGAGCTGCATCAAAAAGTCCTTGGTGTCGTCACGTTCTACGATGGTTTTTCTCTGCTCCATAGAAAGCGCGTCAAACGCCCGCTGATTCATGGGCAGGCTGCGAATGTTGATTTCAGTCATATGATTTACAGTCCTTTCCTTTTGGTTTGGTTTTATTTCGTCTAATTTAGGGGCGTCTTCCTCCAGCGCGGACAGGTCGGCCTCCAGGCCTTCAATTTCCCTGGACAGCGCGCTTTTGGCTTCCTCGTGGGCGCTTTTGTCGGCGTCGAATTTTTCTACCTCTTCGCTCACAGCCTGCTCCTGTTCAGGGGTTTCGGCTTCGTTGATAGCGGCTTCCAGCTCGGCCTCACGGGTTTCAAATTCCGAATCCTTGCTGCGGAGCAGCTCTAGTTCTTCCTTTTTCTTGTCAATGCTTCTTTTCAGCATCAGTATTCTCAGTGCCATTTTTTTCTCCTTTCAGACGGAGGAGCATTTCCTCCCGCCATTGTTCTTTTTTTCTCTTTTGAATTTCCTCGTAATCCCGTTTGCGCGCCTGGACGGAGGTGTCTTCATAGGCAGGAAAGGTTACTACAGAAACCTCATACAATTTGACCTTGTTCAGCTTCCAGACGGTAGTTCCGTTTTCCATGACCTCGGTGCTTTGATCGATAATGTCAAACCCAAAACTGCATTGGCTGACATCTCCCCGCTTTACGCGCTCATAAAGATTCATTGCGTCCTGGTCTGCCTGGTTGATCGTGACGGAACCCCATAGACCGGTCTTGTCCGCTCTGAGAGAAAGCGTTCCGGCTGTGGTTCTTCCCAGCACCAGGGTGGTGTCATGATTTACTAGAGCCCGGATATCGCCGTTTAAAGCGTCGTCAAAAGCGTCCTCGTCAATGGTTTCAATGGCGTTTTCCCACATTTTATATTCGCTTCCGAATACGGCGAAATATCCCTCAATATATAAGTTCCCGTCTTCCGCGCGGGTGGAAAATCCGCCGTCTCTCACCAGGGCTGTGCGTTCACATGTCATGTGTTTTCACCTCCATTCAGCTTGTTTTGATCTCCCAGCTTATCCGCAGGGACATAATTTTCTAACGCCAGCAGGTCGTTCATATCCGGATCAGGGGGCATGTTCACCCAGCTGCGCCATTCATTGCGCCGCAGCGCCATGCGGTCTACCATTTCTGCCCCAGCGGATACCATCTCGGTGATCGAATAGTTATACAAACTCCACGGGTTAAAACGGAAAAACCACGCGGGATCATAAAGAAGCTTTTTTGTCATTTCCTGCTCGATACTTTTGGCAATCGGCATGATTGTGGAATTGATAAAGTTATTCCATGCGTCCCGCTGGAAATCTCCGATTCCTAAAACAAAAGGCGGCACGCCGAGAATGGCTGCCACCGTCCGTTTATCCAGCTGTACGAAATCCGCTAAAGCCAAATCGGAAAGGGTAAGGGGCCTGACCTGCTCCACGCTGAATTGATCCGCTGGAATCAGCCAGGGCTCTCCCGCTTCGTTCGATTCGATATAATCTGCAAGAAGCTTTGCGCGTCCTTCCTTGTTCGAAAATTCGTCGGTTAGAGAATCAACCTTGACGATGATAGACGGTTTCCACTTAGAGGACATAAAGCCCTTTTCAGTCGCGGACGCCTGCTTCAGGTTATTCGCCACATCTGCCAAAGCAACATGATAGCCGTCACCCTTCCACGGGTAATAATTTCCTGGGTTTAAAACAAAATGAAGGATACGGTCCGGCGCGTATTCCGTCCCGGCGATCACAACCCGGTAATCCCAGAGGCCCTCCGGCACAAATGCGGTAAAGGCGGGAGGAACAGGCTTTAAATCCCGTAAAATCCCGCGCTTGTATTCAGGCCAAACAACAGCGTTTCCGCTGCCCTCCAGCATAAGGGTTTTCACAATCCAGTGGATAAAGTTGGAACGTGTCATGTTATTGTTCGGATTGATATCCACCTTTCGGCTTAACTCATTTTTTACCCGCACGTCCCCGTCGTCCGTGTTTTCCATCAGGTGAATCGTCATGCTTGCGATCAGCCTGGCAATTGTGTCCACAGCTGTACAGATTTCCGGGTTTTGCGACAGACTGGTGTAGCCTAAGCACTCCAAGGTTTCCCATTTGTTCTGTGTTACCAGCGCAATACTGCGTTTCTGCGCGGGCTCAGCCCGGGGAGCCGGCCTGCTTCTTTTATTCTTTTTGCTCATGTCTCACCCCACCATTTTTTTGCCGCCCTGCTTCTGTCAAGGCTTTCTAGGTAACGAATACAGGCGAACACAGACGCGTCAAAAAGATCGATGCGGTGTTCCGGCTGTACTTTGTCGTATTGGATCATGTCGTCCGTCTTTTCGACGGCGGACACGTTTTCCACACAATACTCGAAGGCTTCTGAGTGCAAATAAAAAAGAGCGCCGTTCTTGGCGCTCTGCTCTATATGCCGAAACCCTTCGGATTTTTTGTAGTAATATTGAGGCTGGTCTATGATCTTGAAGCCCGCTTCCTTCATTCCGATGAAATATTCCCGGCAGAACTTGCGGTCATGGCCCACCTGCTTGATTTTAAATCCTTTCTTCCGCATGTCCACAAACCATTTCACCACATCAGAGTGGTTGACAGTAGGGGAGTTGCACATGGTAAGCCAGCCGTCGTCCTGCCAGCCAAACAGAGGAATATTATCCTGCTCGGCTTTTAAGTGAGCCGCGACAACAGGGAAGAAAGCATGAGTTATAATAATATCAACGCCCTTGTAATTTCCGAACATCGCCGCTGCGGTCAGGTCATGCAGTTTGGAAAGGTCCGCTCCTCCATACCAGTCAATCGGAAGCTTTGCCAGCTGTTCCAAGTTCCAGTTATAGGCCCGGTCGCTCTTTCGAAACTCATCTATATTGAAATATGCCTTTAGGGCGTTGGTGTAAACATTTAAGCTTTTCGCAAAAAAATCCTTTCTTTGCTGAGGATCGTTCTGAGCCTGAAGGCTGTCATTCATGATTTCTTCAGGCCTGATCGAAACGCCGTAAGCTGGATTTGCCATCTCATGGACGGCGGGGTTTGTGTAATCAATATCGCCGTTTTCATCAGGATTGGCACAGCACATAAAAATAAAGTATTGCTCATCTTTAACAGTGCCGTCTAATATTTTCCGGCAGTATTTTAGTCTTTGCCCAAGAAAAGCCTGCTCGTTGTCTCCGGCAGTCGAAATGCCGATCAGCAGTTTATTGGTGTATGCCTTCATCGCTTCTTTAAAAAGATTGTATTGTTTGGGCTGTTTGAAAGCGTGAATTTCGTCACAGATCGCGATATTGCAGTTCAAAGAATCTTGTGCGTCGGGGTTAGCGGCCAGCGCGCGAATAAAAAAGGAACCGTCTGGGAGTGACGATTCCAGCGAATGTTCATTATTATTATCGATTACTTTGACCGTGCCTCCGTTTTTAGCGTTTTCTCCCATGCGGTCTATGTTATAACTTAAAAAATTGAAGCTCTCCAGAGACTGCATCAAAGCGGCTGCGGTGATATAGGTCTTGGAACCGGATTTACGATACCAAAGGGATAAGGCCCACGCTAGGGCAGCCGCAAAGCTTGTCTTGATGTTTTTTCTTGGAATAAAGATCAATGCCTCATGGAACCTAACCACATCAGTGCCGGCCAGCTTAAAACCAAGAAGGTTATACACAATGAATTTATGGAATGGCTCCAGAAGAAACGGTGTGCCACGCAGCGGTGTCCCGTCAAGCTTTTCCCCTTGTTGGTGGCACAGTGTTTTTTCTATGATCTGAATACAAAATTCCGGGCCCTTGCTGTCTATGTAATAATCTGGGTTTTCTAAATCACAAAAGAATCTGTCAACCGCTTGTTTTAATTCAATACACGCGATTTTCTTCCCGTCTCTTATGCTTTCGGCGTACTTTAGCACAGCAGGCCAGTTTTTCCCTTTAATCAAATTTAACGCTTGCCAGAGCGGCGGCCAATCCTCCGGCCTTTTCTTTCTTAACTGTATCGCCAGTCATCTTCTTATAACTGGAGGGGGTTAAACCTAATTCGCGCCAGTACGCCAATGCGCTTTTGTTTAAGTCGTCCCACAAGACTAGGAGGGGATTTTTTGTCATGTTGGTGGAGCCGCCTTTATTCGTGTATTCGATCACGGATTTACCGCCGGAACCTTTAAACTCTTTAAAGGTTCTATCCCTTTGCTCCAAGATACCCGCAAGCGTTTCAATTGCCGAATTATATGCGCTGTTCTGCACACCGAGTGCAGCCATCTGCTCGTTTATTAAATTTTTCCAGTTGCTTTTTGTCATAAACTGCACCCTTTCTTCAAATTTAAGCTCAGAGTTGGAAAAAGTTACCCACGCCGGTCCCTTCTAGTGCCAGGAATGTGTTGCTGATAGGGGGGAGAGTATACTAAATTGCGATCACCGGCATTTAATGAAATTATTTCATTGGATTCTTCGAGACTCTCTCTATTGTGAACAGCTATGAACAAGCCTTCCTGTGTTGTTTGTATTGTTGAATAACCGCAACTATTGCTCGAAACCATATCGCATGCTATTGATAATATCTCATTTAAATCTTTCATAGGAAAATCCTTTCGTTCGATTTTATACCAATATTTTTTTAGCCTTTTGCTTTCTCATTTTGCGTTGTTAAAGAATCCTGCAAAAGTTTAATCATTTGCAATATGTCCTTCTCCTCAAAAACTATAAACATATCATCGTCCCCATACTCGGCAAGATTCCAATCATATGTAAATATGCTTCCATCTTCAAGGTCAGGTAAAAGTGTAGTCGCCCAAAAATCATTTCCTTCCTTTATTTCGATATCATGGCAAACACAAGGAGTATATTCAGTAAAAACAGTACCCGCCGGATACTCCTTAAATTCTCTTTTCCCTACAATTTTCATAGTTTTTCTCCTTCCTTTAACGTTTTATTCCTCGTACCTCCCTTTTCAGGGTGTGCCTTATTGTGGCACCCGGAGCATAAACTGATTAGATTGCTGTCTGTGTATGCTAACTCAGGGTATTCATCAGCGTGCTTGATATGATGTACTGTAGTGGCTGATACTTGCTTTCCGTATCGTTTGCACCATTGGCACATGTATCCGTCACGGCGCAATATGGCTTTTTGCTTATGCTTCCATTTAGTAGATTTATAGTTGAACATCTCTATCTAACCTATAAGCCCTTTTACACATATCGTAATGGACGCATTGAATTTGCACATAAGTTTCCAAAGCATTAGTATAGCAATACTCTGTTTGCAATATTTCTACATTCCCATAAGGACAGCCTTTACAAAAGATTTCGTCATTTACTTCTACCTGCATGATCTTTTATCCCTCCTGCATAGTTATCTTTCTAATTTGCTCTTTTAATAGTTCAAGCTCCCGCGCCCGCCTGGTTCTGCCCTGTGACTGTCCTAAAATATTGGCTATGCGGTTCTGTAAGGCCTGTTTTAGTTCACGGGGATATTGACACCTAGGCAAGGCGCAAATATGCTTTCCCGCCGTCTTGTAGCCGTCAAAAACACACCTTCCATCTCTTGGACAGTACATAAAAATCACTTCCTTTTTTTGGGTATCAAAAAAGCCCTCCGCCAAATGGCAAAAGGCTGAAAAATATTTAAAAAAGTTTTGAAAAAGGGTTGACATATACGTATAAAACACGTATAATATAATCAAGAGGTGAGGATATGAAACGCCGAGACCTAATAAAACTATTAGAAAAGAATGGGTGGTGGTTAAAACGAGAAGGCGGCAACCATGATATTTATACAAACGGAAAAGATTGTGAGCCCGTTTCTCGACAAAGAGAAATTAAAGAACCAGTAGCACAAGCAATCATCAAACGGCGGGGGCTGAAATAGCCCCCACAAAGCCGATATGTTTATAATAAGGAGGTATTTTTATGAAAGCTGTCTACCCTGTAGTGTTCACTAAGCTAAGTGATGGATATATGGCTTATATTCCAGACTTTGATTCTAATACTCAAGGAGATTCTTTGGCGGAAGCGATAGAGATGGCTAGAGATGTCATTGGAATGATGGGCATTGATAAAGAAGATGATGGACTGGAAATTCCAAAACCTTCTGAGGCAAGTTCGATTCAATGTAAAGAGAATGACTTTGTATCTATGGTAGATATTGATTTTCTGGAATATCGCAAAGCATCGGATAACAGATCAGTAAAGAAAACTTTAACGATTCCATCATGGTTAAATGCCAGAGCAGAAAAAGAGCACATTAACTTTTCCAGCGTTTTACAAACGGCGTTAAAACAACAACTTCATGTAGAATAAACCAAGAAAGGCAGGGGAATAATCCTCTGCCTATTTCTTTAGTTTAATGATACAATAAGTCAAGAGGGACATTCAAGGACATCTTACTCAATCTTCAATTTTTGCAAGGCAATTCCATGTAGTCTTGTAGTGTGGCGATAAGAGTAATTCATTTTAACTGCAACTTTTTCCAAAGACATGCCATTGATATAGTGCAATCTCAGAATACTTTCCAGCCCATAATCATTTATGCTAGAAATAGCTTTTTCAATTTTTATTCTCACTATATTCAAAGATTCTATTTCTTTTGCAATCTCCATTTCCAATCCTATGATTTTTTCGATTGAAACTTCAAGGCCTCCACTGCTTTCAGATTTGACTTTATCAGGAGAAAGGGTTTGTGTTGTTTTTTCAGCGCGTTCTCTGGTTTTCGCTAGTTCATCTAGCTTTGATCCAATGATTATTTCTATATTACGGTATTGATTCAGAAACTCCTTCTTTGTCAATTTTTCAACCTCCTGACAGTCTTTTTGTCGCACTTCTCCGGCGGGCAGCCTCTAGGCTTACCAGTGTCCAGAAGATAATTACAGTATTTAACGAAGCCATGTCCGTGGGTTGCCAGTGCTCTATGATAGACGCACCCTTCACAGCTTTTCCGGTTCATGTGCTTTGGCGTCTTTGCAGTAGAAGTCGTCTTGTTTGTTAGTATGCCAGAAAATAGAATCCCCGGTCACATCACATTCGATATGGGAGAAAGGGCACTCTTTCTTATGCCTATGTACGCAGTCCTTGCAAGTGGTGTGCGGTTTGGGCGGGTCTTTGCTTGCCACCAGAACGGAACAAAGCAAGAAGCCTAACGGTGCGCCTAAAAAATAACCTAAAAGTAATAATTGCCAGCCTGCCATGATCATTCCTCCTTCGAAATATTACAGTGCAAATTTTTAGGCTTCCATGCTGCAACAAAAACAGGATAATAATCTTCTGTGTAGTCCGTTCCGACTTCAAGTACAATTTTCTGTGTTAATATGTCTATCATAAGTAAAGAATCAACGTATTTTTCTTCGCTCATTTTGCAAAGCACTTTAGTAGGAGGAATATTTGTACTTAATTGCTTATTACTTATGGTCAAAGATCCCATTGCGCTGCGATACCCATCATCTGGATCCTCTTCAGCGCAATAAGTAATCCCATCTAAAGTAAAATAAAATAATTCAGACTGCCCGTCGTCGCTGTGCCCATATTCAACGGCGCTTAAAGTATGAATCCCGCATAAAGATTCCAGTGTTATATTGGTCAAGATCAATTCTCCTTTCCGTTTCTAAATCCAAATTCATAAGCCTGTGCAATTCCAATGGACCATATCAGCTTCATGATAAAATTAATCCAAGTGTTTTGCGTGTTTCCATTAGCAATGATCTGAAAAAGATCACATAAAGCGCAAGCGGTAATGATAAGCCATACCACACAAAGCCTGCTTTTTGTGAAGCGGGCAAGTTCTTTCATGATTTTTCCACCTCCGGCTGTATGTTACGCAGGAATGTTTCAGCGAATTTGATATCTTCATCACTCATTAAATTCGCCATTTCCTTGATTTCACTAAACTTACTGAGCGTCATTAACCATTTCCCGCAATGATTCAGGTCCATAAATATTCTTTTTTCAATCCTGGTCATGGCTGTTCTTCCTTCCTCTTACCGTAGTTACAAAAATCATTTGGAGCGACTATCTTCGGGCCGCAATCACAATAGTTATGCCATTCAATGCATATCCATTCGACGCTTTTCAGCCCTGGCTGATGAATACAATAACCGCACTCTCCACAATAGCACGCACCAGCAGCATGAACAGGGTCGATAGTTGGCATTGATTTGATTTGTTCGCAAGCCTTCTCGTTTAAATAAATCGGGGCTAAATCCGCATCAACCAGTCGCATTTTTCACCTTCTTAACTTCTCGATCGTTTCAGACAGTTTCATAACGTCCGGGTGAGATTCAGGCTTTCCGGAATTTAATTCGCACCGTCTCAGCCGTTCAAATTTTTCTATCAGGAGTTTAGGATCTCTCTTTTGCCTTTTTAATTCCTCTTCGCTTATGATGATCGGGGGGCGCAGAAAATAATGCTCTTTATTCATTTGATTCCTTCCTTTCACCGTAGCTGCAAAAGTCGTCTGACTGCATTTGTACAAGATTTTTAGGTAAGCTATGAAATTCGCAATACCAATATTCTTTTATCTCTCCGTTTTCATCTTCATACTCTCCAGATTTTTTATAACTTTTACAATCCTTGCATCTAACTATGGGTACAGCATCGTTTAAATGCAGTTTCATTAATTCCGATACTGGTGTATACTCTCCGCAGCCAAAACAGCCAATAGCAAGAACACCATTAACGATATCAATATCAAGAGCATCACCACACTTAGGACACCAAATCCCATTTTCAGCGGCTAATCCTCCGTTAACCGCGTTTAGAATTTCCTTTATTTCTTCTGGATCAAGGCCAATGTCCTCGTAAGCCTTTAAATCCTTTACCACTTGATCTCTTTCATGTCTTAGGTGGTCAAGTTCTGCGCGAAGTTTTCCGAATGTATTTTTATCCCAAAAGACAATACGCCTTTTTAACTGTATATTCTCTGATAGCAGCTTTTCAATAGCATCGGAGGCGTCTTTTAGTTCGTCCCAAGCACAAAGGGTATACATTTTTTGCAGCCTCTCAACTAATTCCTTATACATAACTAATCCTCCCAATAGCAAGGTGGTCTAATGTCTGTAATTCCAAGCATAACAGCAAGGCTTGCCATTCCTTCCGCAAACATCTCCATATTTTTAATATCATCGAAATTTGCGTTTAAATTTTGATGAGCTGTCCAAACTTTTTTTAATTCGTTCATTGCTTTTTTCTTGTTAATAAATCGAATCATAAGTCTAATCCTCCTCAGGCAGTTCTGGAAGCGGCTGCCAGTGGGTGATATTATTAGCGCCTTTGCTCCAAAACCAATCCGTGCAGTGTATTTTATTAACCTTAGGATCAAAACTCATTACGTATCTTTGACGGCACAAAGTTCTAATCCCATTTTTGCCCTTTGCGGCAACCAGGCATTTAATCATTAATCTATCACTATCTTTTGGCAAGTCATCTTCCGGCAGCCTATCCTTAACGCTGATCCAGTTATTCGGCTGGGTGAGGGTGGGCTGCGCTTCTATTAACTGTTTCATAACAGCTGCGCCGCCAGTGTGCCCGAAATTGCTATTTAAGACCCGCAGAAGTTTGTTAGCATCAATCGGTCTGGCTCTCATCTTTCAGCACCTCCAATCTCTTCATTACCA